CCTGTGCCACACGCAGGTAACGCAAACCGTTAGACCCATAAGCAAAGGAGCATGGCGCAATGAAAAATAATATGTCAGTTGAGCAACTATCAGCAACATTCGATAAATACGAAGATGAATATATCCAATTTAAAAATGTTGCAAACAAGCGCAGTCGCCGTCCAGATATGCACGCGTTCATTGTTCTTGATGAACTTCTGCCAGGTGATGGTAAAGGCGATCTTATTTCAGCCGCAGAACATGACCAATTCTTTTTGGATATTGAGCCAGAAGCGTTGGCGCGTGTGGCAACAGAAGAAATAATTTTGGATCTCGTCCGTTGTGGCGTTTCATTCGATGAAGAAAATGAGTCTCTGTTCTTGTTTACGTGATCGGGGTCTAACACCGCGTGCACTGGATTTGTGGGAGTCTGCGCGGTTTACAAGTATTTTTCTGGCTTCGGGTTTATTCTGCTCTCAAGCAGTTACCCAGCCCGCCCACAAACCAGTAACGCAAAACCGTTAGTACATATCTACCAACCCCGCCGATTAGAGCGGGGTTTTTTTGCGTCAATATTCGGGGTTATAATGCGGGGAGTGGTACAAAATAACAATAGGAGAATATAAAACATGGAAATCTTTTTGGAATTGGTAATGCATAACGGCTTGTTGGGCTTGGGCGTTGGTCTGATCGTCCTTGTCGGCGTGTTTCTTTTGGCGCGTGGTGGCGTGGTTGTCACTGGAGACCAGAAGCGCAGCGCCAATGTGGTGCTGTCCATCCTGCTTGCCTTTACCGCCGTTGATTTTTCGGACGGCGCGGGATTGGTCGCCGCCATTGCCTCGGTTGCCTCGGCTCTCGTTTACCAGTTGATTCGTTCACTGACAAAATAATTCGTTATCAGCGACCTTGCAAGCGGCGAGTGCCGCAAGTCAAGCGTCTGATGGTGGGGCGGGTGTAACAGCCCGCCCACGAATAACGAGGCACACATGCCCCCACGAACTGACCGTATGAGTACTGACAAGGAAATATTAGCCCAACTAGCCAACATTACGGCTGTATTGGAAACGATGCACCAAACCGAAGCCGCAAGGCACGAGCGTGAATTGCATCTTAATGAGATTGTGACAAAAGACCATGAGACAATCAACGGAAACGGAAAGCCGGGACTTAAAACAGAAGTGCAACTGCTAAAGGACTCTATGGGTCGTATCAATTGGGCGTTTGGAATATTCACAGCCGCCATTATTGCCGACATTGCGTCAAGGCTTGTAAAGTAATTATTTTTATCAGAGGCAACAATGGCAAAATATCTCCAACTAAACCGAAAAAAGCAGGGCGTAACAATCATCCTGTTTGACTCCCCCGACCTGAGCCAGTACGCGCTCAGGTGCATGACATCATTCTCACGCGGCAAATCCACAACCCGCCTGCTTACGCCTACATTCACGTTTCGACACCATGACAGACAGACCGTTTTAGATGTGGTAAACGGATTGCAGTTAGCAATCAACTACATGGCGCAAATGTCAGGGAAGAAAACTATCAAGATCGGCAACTACGGCGGCGAGCCTGTTTACAATGACGGCGATTTTACCGCCAGCGTGTTCAAGGCTCAATACAACCCCCTTGTGACCGTCCGCCGTGAGGGTGACGGCTTTTATCGTTGGACAATTGAAGGGTATCTTTGCCAAGACGACCCCGGCGGGCTTGCTCGGCTGGGCGGGACTGTCATGCGGATGCTCGAAAAAGTGGAGGATTTGCTACAATGACCCGTAAAGTATGGGAAATTATTATCGTCTCTCTCTTGTTTTTCATCCTCGCCGTGATAACAATCTTGGTGCTTGTAAAATAATGCTATGGACGAAACGCCTGTCTTTTACTACACTATGCCCCGGACGTACACCATTTATAAATCGGCGTGCGAGAAACACGGCGGGTACAAACTGATTATGACCGATGAGGGACTAATCATGGCGCGGTGTACCGATTGCGGGCATCTGCTGACCAAGACAGAGGTAGAGCGGGTATTGAACGGTGGTGCATGAGCCGCCTCACAGTGTGCGCCAAATGTGGCGCGACCATCCGCAAGCCGAAGAGGTTGTGCGGGAAGTGTAGGAAGAAATGACAGATAACACCGTAAGAACAGGCAAAAAACCAAGGGGGAAAGGTAAACCTTTTGAAAAAGGGGACGCACGAATCAACAGAAACGGTGCGCCCCGTATTGGTTTAAGTTGGAAAGAAATACTCGGTACAATTGGGGAATTAGACGGACAGCAGGCGTTAGAACGCGCCGGGCGCATTTTTGCCGACCTGAAAAAATACCCGCAGGGCGTAACGCTCAAAGAACTTGCCGCCATATCCTATTACATTCGAATGATAAATGACCCAAATGGCTCATTACTGACCGCTGTTGCGGACAGAACTGACGGGCGTGTAAAGGAGCAAATAGATATTACAACGGACGACCAACCTTTGAAAGTGGCATTTGATTATGAAAAACTTGTCAGCAGTATTGCGACCCGATCAATTAGAGATAATAGCACACCCAGCCAAGACGAAGGTAGTCTGCATGGGCAGACGTTGGGGCAAAACGACACTGGCGGGAATACTGGCACTGGAAGCGGCTAACATGGGCGCAATGGTGGCATGGGTAGCCCCGACATATGGTAACAGTCGCCCGCTTTGGCGATTCATCGAGGCGGCCGCTGTACAGTCACCCCGTGTTACCGTCCGCAAGTCAGAGCGTGAAATGGCATTCCCATCTGGTGGGCGCATTGGCATTTATACGGCTGACAATTCAGTCGGTATGCGCGGGGAGAGTTTCGATATTGCAATCATGGACGAAGCCCCGCAGTACTCGCCTGATGTGTGGTCCGATGTGATAATGCCGACACTGGCGGACCGTGACGGCATGGCGTATCTGATAGGCACGCCCAAAGGAAAGAACTGGTTTTTCACTGAGTATCAGCGGGGCATGGGTGACGGAGTGGATCAGGTGTCATTCAATGCCCCTTCATCTGCCAACCCACTGCCACCCATCCAACAGGCGGCACGGCTGGCGCGTGAACGTGTAAGCGAGCGGACGTACCGTCAAGAGTGGTTAGCCGAGTTTGTAGATGACGGCTCGCTGTTCGTCAATGTCGGACTGTGCGCCACTGGCAACGAGACAGAGCCTATCACTGGCAGGGATTACGTTATCGGCGTAGACTGGGCGCGGGCATCGGGCGGGGACTACACAGTGTTCACCGTCCTAGATACGCAAGAGCGGCGCATGGTAAAAATGCTACGGCTGGCAGGGACGGCTTTCGATGTCCAGTTATCCCGCCTGCGCGATTTATGGACGCGGTACAACAAGGGGCGCATTATCGCGGAATATAACTCCATGGGTGCGCCACTGGTGGAGCGGTTACAATCAGAGGGATTGCCCGTGACATCATTTGTAACAACAGCGGCGAGCAAGCACGAAATTATCACCGCTTTAGAATTGGCATTCGACCGCAAGGACATCGTAGTCCTGAATGACCCTGTATTGGTTGCGGAATTGAACAGTTACGAGCGCAAAGACCGCGCAGGCTTGCCCCAATACTCCGCGCCGTCAGGGATGCACGATGACTGTGTTATGTCGCTGGCGTTTGCGTGGAATGGTATCAATAAACAACGTTGGTTTATCAGTTAGGAGATAACTACATGGCTAAAATTTCGGTATGGCAGAACGGGCAAATGAAAGCAATCGACTTTTCGTATTGGGGCGGTATTGACGGCTTCCTTGCCCTGACAGGTGACGCGAGTAGCACCGCTGATGTGGTGCGCTTGCGTAAAATCGTGCCTTGGCTCAATAAGGCGATCCGCATGACGGCTAACAGCGTGTCACAGTTGCCCTATCAGATACTCACCAGCCGGGGCGAGGAAATGGAACTGGACACGGCATGGGGTGCGGTCAAGAACCCGCAGACCATGATTGGTCTTGTCGCCGCCTCCCTGTGTTCGGGCGCGGCTTACCTGAAAGTTGAAACCACATCCCGCGCCATTGTGGGGATGCAGTATCTCGCGCCGCAGACCATGAAAGCAAATTTCTCCACTAATGGCGAACTGATAAACTTCACCCGCCAATATAACGGCAAGCAGGAAACGCTGTCACCCGATGAAGTCATTTACTTCTGGCTCCCCGATGACACGATTGAAGTCGGCCCGGCGCAAGTGACCCCGGTCGGGAACGCCATGACCGCCGCTGGTATGCTTGCGGCTATGGACAAGGCACTTACCGCGTATGGCGAGAACGGATTCATTCCCCCCATGTTCGCAGTTGCAGAGGGTATCAACCCGTCTGACATTCCAAGAGTTGAAGGTCGGCTGTCCCAATTTATACAAGGCGCGTGGAAGCGGATTGTCAAAGTTGTCGAGGCGAAAGCCCTCATTCCTCAGACGGTCGGCGCGGGCATGGATGAAATGAAAGGTACTTATATCGAAATCACCGGGCAACAAATCAAGAACATCGCCGCCGCGTTTGGTATCCCTAATTCTACATTCCTGAGCGATGAAAACAGTTATGCCACTGCCACTGCTGACATGAAACTTTGGTACACATCAAGTGAGTTTATCAGTATCTATCAGACCATCGAAGATACACTGACTGACCAGTTATGGAATCGTTTCGGGCTGTCCATGCTGTACACGCCGGAACAGATCGAAGCCTTCCAGCAGGAAGAAACCGACAAGGCGGGCAGTGTGGCGACCCTTGCGGGCGTGCTTGCGACCGAACCCGAAGCGGCACTGGTGGCTATGGACATTTTGGGATATGACCTGACAGACGAACAGAAACAGGCGATTGACGAATTAGATGGCGAGGATGAACCTCCCGCGATGGAAGAAACGACAGAACCCGCAGAACCCGCAGAGCCTGAAATGGACATGCCCAGCGATGAAGAAAATGACATTGCTATTGAAATGATGAAATGGCGCAACTTTGCCGAGAAGCCACGCAAGCGACCGTTTGAAACTAAGCACATCCCGCCCGCGCTGGCGTTACGGATTCAGGCGGGATTGAGCGCGGCGAAAACAGCCGAAGAAGTACAGGCGGTATTTGACGCGGCTACGGCTGAGTTGCCAGTAATCCGACTGGCGCGGGCAATCGAGGCGGCGCATGAATAAAGCCATACAACAGGCGGTCAAACTATACCCGTCTGTGATTGATTACCTGTCACTGCCTAACCGATTAGCGGCACGCAAAGCCGCGCCGATCCCCCGTGATGAACTGGAGCGCAGATTGACGCGGTTGATTAGTGGCGTTGAAAGGCGGTATTTGTCCGTGCTTGAAAATAGCGGCGGCAGTCTGCCATTTACATTCTGGCAAGATTACGAGCGCGATTTACGGGAACAGATAGCCGCGCCCATGCGCTCGCAGATAGAACAATCGTTCACCAATTACAGCGATTACGTGAACTTCATCGACCAAGCGGGGGCGGTCGGTGACATTGATACCGCCATGACGCGGGCGATTGATGAAGTGGCGCGGGGCGTGGCAGATACCAGCCGCAGACAGTTTGAAGCGTTATTGCGCGAGGGTGTATCCTATGACGAAATCGTTGAGCGCATGGCGTTACGCTTTTCGTCTGGACACGCCGAACAGATAGCCATAACCGAACTGACCCGCGCAGAAGCGCATTTTGCGGATGCACTGGCATCACGGTTATCTGAGCAGGGCGTACAGTCACAAATCCGCTGGCAGACATCCGAGGACGAAAAAGTTTGCCCGATATGCTCCCCTGCTGACCATAAACTCAGGGACGAGGCGATAAACACACCAAGAGGCGGCTGGAATGGTCAGACGTGGGGCGATAGGTTTGGCAGACCGCCCGCGCATCCGCGTTGCCGCTGTTTGACCATTGTAGAGTTACCCACAAGGCGGCCGAGTGGCTAAAGCGTTAGTAGTCAAGCCCAGCATAAAGGAAATCATGGCGCGGATAAAAAAGGTTATAGACGACCCGCAAGCCCGCCGCCGTGTTTTGTTGCGTGGTGTTTTGGAAGTCAAAGACCTAGCGTCTGCTTATCCAGTGGCAGGGCGTTGGAATAGTGCGCCAGGTACACGCGGGGACAATAGATGGTATCAGCGGGGGTATGGCACACGCTGGCTACGCAATGACGGCAGTTACGGCGGTAATAACACATCACAACGGTTGCAACAGTCTTGGCAGACCGAAGTACAGCGCACGAGTGAATTTACAGCATCCGCGTTTACCGATGTCACTTATGCCCCGTATTTGTTGGACGAAGATAAGCCCCGCGTAAGGTGGTCGGAATCTCACGGCTGGCAGTCATTGGATGAAATACAGGAACAGTACGAACCGCGATTTGAAAAACTGGTACTTGACGAAGTTGACGACCAAATCAACAAGATATAAATTTGTGGTATCATAGCCGCAGTTAAATACCCTACCCCGCCATAGGCGCGAAGCGCAGAGCGGACGGGAACAAAACGCAAAGGCGAAAGCGCGTATAAGACCAAGTGGTCTTGTATGTGCTTTTTTTATTTGCCGAGGTGACAATGAACGATGAATTGGTAATTTTTGGAGACGAAATCAAAGCGTTAGGTGAGGGCAGAATTGGCGGCGTGCTTGTTCGCATGACCACCGACAATGACCCCGACCTGACGAATGATTTTTTCTCTGCCAAGTCTGACATCCGATTCCCTGAAACTATTGACGTTTACTACAATCACGGTTTCGATGAAACGCTAAAAAAGCGGGTGATAGGCAAGGCAAAATTGAGCCGCTTGGATAATGCAGATGTATGGGCGGAAACTCAATTGAACATGCGTGACGAGTACGAGAAACGCATCTATGAAATGGCGGAGTCTGGGAAATTGGGATATTCCAGCGGCGCACTTGCTCACCTTGTTGAGCGTGAGCAGGTCGGCAAGTCGTTTCATATCAAAACATGGGTGATAGGTGAGGCATCGCTGACCCCGACACCCGCAGAATTTCGTAACACTGTCAGAACAATCAAATCCATTATTTCAGAAGCGGGCGAACCCGCACAGGAGAATAACAAAATGAACGACCAGACCCCCGATGTCAAGACCGCTGTTGATGAGGCAGTGAAAGCCGCCCTCGCTCAGCGTGACGCAGAACTCAAAGCCGAAGCCGACCGACAAGCCGCTATCCAATCCGCGAAGGATGAAGGCTATCAGGAAGCAATCAAAGAACTGAAAGCCAAAGGCGCGCCCGCTTTCAACCGCATCACCGAACCCGGCTTCTCGGAAGAAAAAGACGCTGTACCCGCTTTCAAGCATTGGATGAAGACCGGGCAGGTCAACGAAGGACTCATTCGCCCCGCTGGCGTTTGGGTTGACCAGCACTCCACTAAAGCGGCCATGGCGATTGGCGCAGGCGCGACAGGTGGTTATCTTGTCCCTGACCCGCTCTATCAGCAAATTGTTGCCAAGCGCGATATTGCCTCATGGGTGCGCCAAGCCCCCACTCAGAAATTCACCACACCCGCCGATCACCTGCTCGTGCCTGTTGAGGACACCAGCATGACCGCGTTTGTGTCCACCAACGAAGCCGCCGCCTACAACGAAAACGAACCGACCCTTGCACCGGTTGATATGGTGCTGACCAAGTACACCAAACTCATCAAGGCGAGTGAAGAATTTGTGAACTATGAAGGCACGAACTTTGACTCTTGGCTTGTTGACGCTCTTGCCCGCGCCGAAGCCGCGACTGAAAACACCGCCGCATCTGCCGTGCTTGTTGCTGGTGCTACTTCGAGCGGCATCACCACCGCTTCCCCAACCGCCGTCACCATTCCCGAACTTGCCTCCGTTGCTGGCTCATTGGGCGCGGGATATGAAGTCTCCGGGCAAACCGGCTGGTTGATGAAGAACGCCTCCCTCTGGTATTTGAAGGGCGTGTTCGGCACGAACTACTATTCCTTTGACGGTCTGTTCAACAAGCCCGCTTGGATTTCCGATGACCTTGACGCAATCGCCGCCTCCAAGAAACCGATCTTCTACGGTAACTGGAACTTCTTCGGCGTTATCGAGAAGCCGGGCATGATGGTAAGCCGCAACCCATGGCTCTATCAGGCTAACGGGCAGATCGGCATCTTTGCCAACATTTTCCGCGGCTTCAACGTCTTGCAGTCCGAAGCCCTTGTGTATTTGAACACCCACGCCTAACAATTGATTTACTGGCGGGCGTAACGTAGTACACGCCAAGCCCGCCAGTTATCAGGAGATAAAATAATGGCTCGTTTCCCCGTTGCCACATCATACGCCACTGAGTTTGTACAACTCTAATTATGCCTAGTTACTGCTCACTCACCGACCTGAAATCGTATCTTAACGTGACATCTTCCACAGATGACACGCTTTTACAGTTGATGCTTGACGCGGCGACAAACCGCATTGATTCCTTTACTAGTAGAACATTTCAGGCGGCGGGTGACAGTACACGGTATTTTGACCCGTCACTAGACATCTGGCAGGGTGAATTATGGCTTGATGAAGATTTGTCCTACCTGACAAGCATCTTGAATGGTGATAGCACGAATACCAACATCACGGCGGACGTTTACACCAACCCGCGCAACCGTACCCCGTATTACTCGCTCGGCATCAAGACATCCTCAACGGTGATATGGGATTACACGGATGACACCCAGAACGCTATCAGCATCACAGGACGATGGGCGTTTATGGAGCGGGCAAGCATTACCGCCCTGTCACGCTCATCCAATGTTGTAACCGCCACCGTTACCGCCCCGCGTCTATCCGTAGGCGCGTCCGTGTTTGTGCTTGGCTGTGCGGATGCGACATTCAACGGCACTTTCACCGTAACCGCTAACACTGGCTCAACGGTCACATGGGCGCAAACAGCAGGCAATGACACGGATACAACCGCTGTTATGCTCTGGACACCGACCGACATCACCACAGCCACCCGCAGACTCGCGGCGTGGATGTACCGCCAAAAGGATACACAACAGGGGGATATCGACCGCCCGATTTTGGCAGGTGACGGCTCGGTAATCATGCCGACCACACTTCCGCAGGATGTCGCCATGCTGTTATTGCCGTATGTAAAGGTTGTCAAATAATGTCAAGTCTTTTACTGACTTTTTACGATGACCTTGAAGCGATGACGGTATCCTACACCGATAAAAGCGGCGCAACTGTTACCGCCAATTGCCTCAACCTTGACGAGCAATCCGACAGCATCCAGACCGCGCATTTGCCTTGTCGTATCCTGACATTCACGCAACCAGACACCGCAGTTATTCTACGCGGGGCAGGCTCAACCGCAACGTGGAACATCACGGATTTGTTTTTGTTAGAGACAGCCGCCCGCGACATGGGAACGTATGTTCTAAAGCCTGTATTGAAACGGTATGAAGTGGCGTATCTGGAAGCCTTGCAAAAACTACCCTCCGCCCTGTCACTTGTACACGGATGGTCAACAGAGACACAACCGCTAACCGTCAACATGCGGGCTGGAAAGTTTGAGTACCCCGCTCAGTCTGGCGTGTGGTTTTACGGTGTGCAATGTGATGTGACACTAGAAGAAATAGTATAGGAGAACCAATGACAGCACCAGCAAAAAAAATTTTCACAGTCGGCTTGAATGCCGTCCGCATTTACGAGATCGATCAGGATGACGGCTCGGTTGCATCCACCAACGCCACCGCTTACGATGGTTTATCGGTAGGCGGGCCCGTTACATTCAGTTATGAAGCCCCGGACTTTGAGCGCATCGCCCACCCCGGCAATAACATTGTCTTGCAGACGGATGCACTCCCCAGCCTCGAAGCCTCGACCGCAAGCCTCGAAGTATCCCGCTCGGATATGGACACCATCGCCGCGCTGACCAATGTCAACGTCCACAACATTGTGACTGACATCAACGCTATTGCATGGCAGACCAACCAACAGGGGACAGAGCCGACAGTCGCCCTCTTGACCTACGCTCAAGCCAAGACCAACAGCGGCACGCGGGCATGGTCAACCTTTATTTTCCCGAAGGCTATCATTGTCCCGAAGCCGAAGGGCATGTCACGCGAGCAAGCGAATCATACATACTTCGTCCAACCGCAGAGCGCATCGAAGCACCTGTACGGTGTCGCGCTGAATGTTACCGATGACGGATGCACAAGCGCAGAGGTTATCGAGTATCAGTCCAATTACCGCTTACATATTGCGGGATGGACTACGACCGCCACAGAGACGGACTACTCGTTTGATGCCAATCTGCCTTATACAGCCAACGGCGCGGCGGGGATTATCGTCACCAAGAACGGGGTCAAGATGACCTATGGCGCAACCGCTGACACCACCCACTACACCGCGCAGGCTGGCAAAATCGTATTTGGCGCGGCTCTGACCAATGGCGACAAGGTTGTTGCCTTGTACGAACTGGCTGATACCGCCGTTGATGTGGAATAATCGGGCAACCGAAGAAAGACAGGACTTGTGAGTAAACGTAAACCAGTAACTTTTGACACACCCACCGCCCGCCGTGAAATTACGGTGGGCGCGTGGACTTTCAAAGAAGCGGCAATCCGCGAGGCAATCCGCAAAAGCAATATGGCGAAATCGGTTATTGCGTATTTGGGCGATGATGCAGACGAAGAACTTGCCAACGCCCTATCCCTCTACCCGTTTATCGCTGGTTGCTGTTTGCCCATCATCACCATTGACGAATTTCTGGAAATCCCCGAAACGGTGGTTGATGAAATGTCAAAGGCGGCAATGGAATTAAACGCCCATTGGTTTGTTGCGCCTGACCAAGAAAAAAAAACAGACGAACAACCAGCGACATATACCAGCGACTGAATGACCTCGTAAGCCGCGAGGGAACGGAACTGCCCGCCGCTATCCCGCTCAACCATCCGCAGGCGTGGGACATCTGGACACTCTACCGCGCATTCGACAGGCGATTTTTGCCAAGTCAATTGATGGACGAACCAGAAGCACTATTGGCGGATATGATTACACTAGACGCGGCGTATGAGGCGGTAAAAGAAGCCAACAAGCCAAAGGATGACTAATGGCAACCCGAACTATTGACATTCTCCTAAATCTGCAAAACAAAAAGACAACAGCCAACGCGGATTTACTCAAAACTTTTACTGAACTTGAAAAAAAGGCGAGTAATCTACAAAAGGCGATTGACCGCGTTGGTGATGGTAAAAACGCAGAAAAACTTAAGGCGCGTCTTGCTGGCGTTAAATCTGAGATGCAACAGATTGATGCGGAGGCGAAAAAACGAACGCTTGAAAATAATCTAAAGCGTGCGGGCGAACAAGCCAACCGAACCCGCGAGAAGATGGAAAAACTCGCGCAGGTCGGTAACAGACTTGCGCTTGTCGGCGGTGCTATTACCGCCCCGTTCATTCTGGCGATGAAGAAATACGTTGAAACTGCCAAAGACACAGAAGGGACATCGAAGCGCATTATCGAGTTACAAAACAAATGGGCAGAGAGTCAAGTCAAGATCGGGCGCGTGACGGCTGAAATATTACTGCCCACACTTGAAAAGGCACTAGACGTAGTAAACAAAATCGCTGACTTTGCAGAGAAGAATCCCGGCGCGATAAAAGCGGCTCTAGGTATTGGCGGCTCTTTGGTTGTAATTGGCGGCTTCCTTTCAACTGCCGCCTCTATTGTTTCTACACTAGCGACCATTCAAGGTTTGGCGGCTGGCTTAGGGATTGGTGGCGCGGCGGCTGGTGGTGCTGGACTGAGCGCGGCACTCGCGCCAGTACTCGCGGCACTT